CACTACCTGTGTAAACTTTCATTACGTCATCAGTAGTGTTATAGTATAACATACCTGCTTGTAGCGGATCACCATCGTTATCAGTAGTAGGATCTGCTGCTTTAGCGCCAAGGTACTTATCGTCAAAGTTATCAAAGGCTGCTAAGGCTTGATCTCTTGCTGCCTCTGCTGCTGTCTGTGCACTACTTGCTGAAGTAGCTGAACTAGCTGCGTTTGTTTCACTTGTAGCTGCATTAGTCTCTGAAGTTGCTGCGTTAGTCTCGCTAGTCGCCGCATTATTTTCAGAAACAAGAGCTGCCGCTGCGGATGCTGCAGCATTAGTCTCACTAGTAGCTGCATTAGTCTCACTTGTTGAAGCATTACCTTCTGACGTAAGCGCGGCTGCTGCTGAGGCTGCTGCATTTATTTCAGAGGTACTTGCGTTTCCCGCTGAAGTAGCCGCATTAGTAGCACTTCCTGCTGACTGAGTAGCACTTGACGCTGCTGCAGTTTCACTAGCAAGCGCATTTGCTTCACTTGTTGCTGCGTTAGTCTCACTAGTAGCTGCATTGGTCTCACTTGTGGCCGCATTAGTTTCACTAGTAGCCGCATTAGTTTCACTTGTAGCGGCATTATTTTCAGATACTAGTGCGGCGGCAGCTGATGCTGCTGAAGCAGTTGCACTAGTTGAAGCAGAAGAAGCGCTAGCTACTGCCGCAGTTGCACTGGCTGCAGCTGAAGCTGAAGAAGCCCCAGCATTAGTAGCTGCTGTTTGTGCATCTTCAACTAGTCCAGTAAGAGAGCTAGCTAATGTAGTTATTACGCTGCCATCACCTGAATTGAAAAGTCCACCAAGAGAACCATCATCAGTTGCTCCAGTGGTATTAGTGGTATCTGGACTTGCAGGTGTAGCCATTAGATTAACCCTCCTGCATTATAACTCATTTGAATGTTACCGCCAGATGCTCCCCGTTTATTATCTTCATCATTCAATTCATCTATTTCTTGAGCAAACATAGCAAAGTATTTTTGTGCTTGTTGATCGTCTTGAAGATAAGCAAATAATTCACCTAATGAACCCATAAGAAGAATTCTTTCATTATCATCACGTAGCCAATTATAGGCAAGCTGTCCAAGATAGTATGCACTTGTAACTGTACCACCCGCTGCGATTGCTTCAGCCTGTGTTGCATAAGGAGTTGCTACACCCCCAATAGTAGAAAACCAAAGTTCAACAGCATCTGTTACACCTTGAGAAGACGGATTAAGTAACCCTGCAGTGTAGTTAGTTGGTGTTACATTATATAGTGCATCTAATGCTGGGAGTCTGCGGTAATAGTGTAATTCAATCTTAGTAGCTGTACCACTACTTACTCCATCTTGAAAAGCAGGAGATAGTATTACTGTGTTTCCTCGCCTAGTCCAGAAAGCAGAGTAATTATATTTACTTGCCGTCCAATCATTAAATGTTCTCAAATCTGTTTTTTCGTTAAAAACTCGTGTGGGTTGATTTGCTGCATCTACTTCTCGAATTTCAATAAATTCAATAAGGTCGGACGGTATTGTAATTTCCGTCTTACTAGGAACAAGGTTGTTTCCAGCTGTTGTTGCAGCAATCAAGTCAGTTGAATTGTAACTAATAGTGTTTTCAAGCGCAATAACCCTTAGTTTACGATATGCTTTATCTGCGGCATACCTTAAACAGTCTTTGATTATGTCATCGCTAAGAACTGCAGAGTCTTTATTAGACCAGTTTCTCACTAAGTCAACGAACTGTGTATAAGTTCTTGCCATCCTTGGCCTCCTAATTAAGTATTGACTAGCAAATCACGATATTCAGTCATTAAGATAGTTTTTAACCGTTTCATATTATTTGGATCTTGCATAAATTCTGGACTGTGTAAATCAAGGTTATGATCTTGTAGAATTTTAATAGCTACAATATCAGGAATAGTTGCCATCTTACGATAGCCATTTTTTTTAATTCCGTAATACTCTTGTTCATCACGATCTCGTTTAGCCGATTCTTTATATTTGGTTATATCTTGAGTAGCTTGCCAATCTCCTGATTGAAGATCAAAGCCAGCATTGATACCGTTTTTTGCACCTACAGTTGAACTATAGAATTTAAAGTCTGTTTCTTTCGACATGTCCTCTCCTACTTAATTAAGCGGCGGGTTCTGTATATGCTACAAAACGACCTGACTTCCCAATGTAACCTAATTCCGCACCTGCTGGTGCTGCAGTGGGTGTTCCACTTGTGGCCACTGTTGGGCTTCCAATGTCTAGATGCGTCAATTGATAGCCGCCACTTGCGACTTGTGCTGTACGCCATACACATGATTCAGCGGGGTAAGTATTCCCGTTAGCAGTTTTAATAACTAGCATTTACTTATCTCCTATTAATTTAGTTGTTTTTCTTACTTGGGTTATTTGAAGATGGGGCACATCCAATAACTGGACCGCCTTTGTTGTAATAACCTGCAACGTTACCACCCATTGCTTTATACGCAGGGTCTTGTTTACCCTTCATACATTTTCCTGCTGACATACACGCTGATGGTGATGGGCAATCTGGACAAATTTTCATTTTTATCTCCTACAAAAAAGAAAGGGGAAGCCCGAAAGCCTCCCCTAACAATAGCCTAGTTAAGACCGTAGATAGCACCACAACCAAGTGGGTTACGGACTTCAAGTGTGGTCTCTTCAACCATCATGCCGACAGTAGAGTCACCCTTTTGTCCTACGTCTACTTCCTGCATTGGACGCAGAGTAGCAACGTTGAACCACATTGGATCATAGATCAGTGCAGAGAAGTCTTTAACTTCAGTAGTTGCTGCAAGGTTTGCAGGTGTACCGTTTGAGTTAATGAACTGTACTGCGTTTGATAAACCCATGATGTAGTTAGGAACTACCATAAGGTCACCAAAGTCTGACATGTATACATCTACTGACTGGCGAAGCTTACCTGACTCATCAATGTTCCGCTGTACACCAGTAGCACCAACCATAAGGTCAGAGAAATCACGGCGTAGTTTTGGAGACAACATGACTTTAGAAGCCTTACCGCCTTGCTCATAGATCTTTTGCATAACAGCATCAATATCTGTCAGTGTCAAAGAACCTTTAGTAGGTGCAGCAGTTGTTGTCAAAGATGAACGGGTTACTTGAGTACCATCAGAAACAGTAGCCGGAGCCGCCCACTGACCTGCGTATACTACAGTATCGCCTGAGTTAATGAATGATTGATAACCACCAGCTGAACGTGCAGTGTTACCCTGTACGCCAACAGCAGCTGATGTGTTGAATGAATGAATCATATCATGCTCAACGTCACGGCGAAGCTCAGTACCACGCTTTTTCAGCTGGTATGCATATTCATCTGCAACACCGGCTTGATCTACTGCGCGGCGTGTACCTGATACAGCAATTGTCTTACCGTTGATTTGAGTGTAGTTACCCAACCGTGTACGGTATGGGCCAGTACGTGCAAAACGATCACCAACTGCAGGTGTGCCTGTACCACCAGCTACGGCTGGTTCGATATAGTCAGTACCTTCAGCAATACGAGATGAACCTGGAGTATCCAGTTGATCTGTCTGCCATTCGTGGTAGATTGCTGTTGCTTTTGCCTTGCCAATTGAAGACATGAAAGGGGTTTCATCACGAGTAATCATTGTGATAAAGTTAGCTAGATCCTCACGCTGTGAGACATCTTTGCCAGTTCCGCGAGCTGGTCCCTGTGGGCCACCAGTTCCGCGTACACCAAGAGTGCTAGTCATTATTTATACCTCCAAGGTATTAAAGATTTAATGATCGTGCAGCAAGTCCTCTTAGAAAGTCCATTTGATCTTCGTTAGAAGAGTCTGGATTTAAAGCTCGTTGTCGTAAGGCTGAAGCTGCATCTTGCTTTTTCTTAGATTCAGTCTTAGCTTTACGAAGCGGGGCTTTCTTTGCAGGAGTAGATTTCCTTTTAGCAGTACCTTTTGTGATACCTTGTTTTAGTCTACGATAGTCATCGACAAACTTAACAATAATAGGATCAGCAATTGAGTCTAGTACTTCAGGAGAAATACCTTCTTCAATAGCAAATGCCCTAATTGCAGTTGCAGTGTCTTCATTAAAGTCAGGAATAAGAGTAGGGATAGTTTCATTAAAGTAAGACAGTTGTTCCTGCCACTCTTTTGTTACTTGCTGCTCTTCTGTTTCTTGAAGACTTTTTACTAATTCTTCACGTTGATTACGTGCGTTCCAATAGTTTTTCTGAACTTGTTCTCGTTTATCTTTGAGTTCGTTAACTTCGTAGGTGTCACCATCTTCACGAGCTTTTTCAATTTGAGCTTCGATAGAATGGTACTCTTTAGAAAGAGCTTGTTCATTTGAATATAGAATAGCTGCTGAGGCTTTAGATAAGGTTTGGATTTCTCCAACCTTTTCCTGATACTCCTCTTCTAATTGTTTTCTTGCGTCACCGAGTTCTCGACCCTTCTTAGAAAGATGTTGTTCAGTAGAGTAACCTTTGATAAGGTCACCAAAAGAAACTTCAGTATGTTCGCCATCAATTTTGACAACAACTTTTGCTTCTAGATCTAAATCATCAGTAGCATACACATCAGGTTCATCGGTAGCGGATTCTTCATCAGCATCTTCTTCGTCCGTGTCTTCTTCTAATTCTTCAGTCTCGTCTTCAACTTCTTCGCTATCGGCTTCTTCAGATTCCATTGGGTCTTCTGAATCTGATTCGTCCGTGTCTAACTCAGGCACTTGCTCATTGGGTAGAGATTCTACGAAATTAGAGTTCCGTACAATGTCAGCCAGCAAAGCATCTTCTGTTTGACTAACCTCTGCGATAGAGTCATCCATTTGGGTAGAATCTACAGGTGCTTCGGTATTGTTATCCATTTGCTACCTCCTTCTTAGGGGATTGCTTTGAGGAATTATTTAATTCTTTTTGATATCGTTCTACAAGATTATGCATATTGGTTAAGTCAGTAGAATTAAGTTTTGCTTTTCCACCACTCCGCATAGAGTCATACTCTAGTGTGTTAATCATATCTTTGTAGTTTTTAATTAGTTGTTCGTAATCAATTGGTCTCATTGTTGTCCTCCTGTAAGTGCGGGACATTTTTCCCGTACATCTCAAAGCTCATCATTTTCTCTTTAACACTACCAAGTGCTAAAGCAGAAGAGTAGAGAAACTCACGAGATTTAGTTTCATGCGGCTCCGTCTTGAGCCATTCAATAAAGAAGTCTACTAAGACCTCTCCATATACTTCATCAAAAAACTCATCCCGTTCCCTAGCTGCGAAATGCCCTTTTACATGAGCACTCCTAGCTAGTTCTTCGGGATGAACTTTATGATTACCATATGATTTTTTATTACCCAGCTTCTTCTCAGCTGCTTTACGGTATTTTTCCATTAGGTTCCTTATTGTTGTTGATCACTCATTGGTGATTGTTGCGGTGGAGATGCTAGGATCTGCCTTGCTAACATAATGATTTGATCATACCCAGGATGTTGTGGTAACTCCGCACCTTCCTTTGTTGCTTTGATTTGTAAATCAGCCCATTCTTGGAAGTGCTTATCAATTGACACAGCAAGTTGTTTAGCGTTATCATCCTGTGTGTTCTTTGTTTGAGCACCAGTGTACATAACATTAGCTTCCGATAGAGATGTTTCTGCTTCAATCTTACGTTGTTGAAGAGCTTGTTGAGCTTGGGCTTCTTCTTGTTGTCTTTGAATAGCCTGTGCTGCTTTTTCTTTAAACTCATCTGTATCATAGTTTACTAAGAAATCATTACTGTCTACATCCATAGCTTCAATAAGTTTAGTTGCAAGAACTGCAGAAGCTTCTGGTTTAATAACCATACCTGCACCCTGTTGTTGTAGAGCTGGTAATATTTCTGCAGCAATACGACTATACTTAGAAATCATAGATGTGTTAGAGTTTTCACCAATATCAAGCATTACTTCTACATCCATCTGGGATGGAAGTGTTGACATATCAATTGATCCATAAGCTCCACCAATATTATATGGTATGTTACCTTTCATGCTTTTATGCATAGTTGTATAAATACCCATAATCAAACGTTTAAAGCCTGTCTCAGCAAACCTACGAGCAATATGTTGAATACGCTTTTGGGCTGCAGACTGTACGGCACTTAGTTTCTGCTCAGAGTTTCCTGACACATAAAGAGTATCATTGAGTCCTTGTGCAGCTTTTGACATACCTGTAGCTTGTTCTTTTATTAGCTGCAAATGTTCAAGAAGTGGTACAGTACCAGTTGAGATTGTTTCTGGAGGTAACTGTTGTACAGCACCTACAGGACTACCGTTAGTTGGTATGATCTGTTTTGGTTTCATATTCTGCAATGCAGAGAAGTCTACCACATTCGGATCCGCTAGTTTAGGCGAATAGTTAGTGAGGTATGTATTCTCTACAAAGCCACGTAGGATAGCTGTCGATGCTAATGTAGAACTACGTGTAAAGTCTGCCATTGATAGTCCATAGAATTCAAATGGAATATCAATTGGAACAATAGACGCTAGTGGGATATAGTCACAATCTTCTTCATGAAGGATATGTGCACCAGCAATAATAAAGTGTTTTAGTTCTGCAATACCATCACCATCACGATCAACACGTAGCCAACACTCAGTTACAATAACTTCTTTATTTGCTTCTAGTGGGATAGCTTGTTGCTGGATAGATCCTTGATAGTATTCCTGACCAGTAACCTGTTTACGGGCTGCGATATCTTGAGAGTATTTTGATGCACCAACCCAAGACTCATCACCTAGTTCATCCCAAGCATCAATATTATCAGCCATTTCTGGATAGAACTTACGAATCTCTGATCGTGTCATTTCATTTTGAACACCAACAAAAGATGCATCATCAATTGTTGTAGCGTCCCTTGAAATACGGAAGTTTTCTGGTGGAACTAATTCAACCTTAACCTTAGATTTGTTAATACGTTTACGGATACGAACATCAACGTACATAAGTTCAACTTCTTGAGAGAACTCTTCCGGTTGATTTTCAAATTGTAGATCACCTACAATCTCAACGTCATCATCTGCAAGAAGATCGTCAAGGTTTGGTTGACTAATCTTTTCGTATTCTTCAAATACGTAATCGTAATCCTCTACATATCCCCAACGACAGACAGCATTCTTCCACAACAAAGCGGCTTTCATCCACTGTTGAATAAGTTCCCATCCGTTGTTCTTTTTAAATAGACAGTAGTTGACTAGATCTGATGCATCCTTTGCTGCCTGGATAGCCCCAGGGGTTGCATCATAGGGTATCATTCGTGCTAACTTCTGATTACTAAGAAACAAATCAGACAATACTGCAGTGTATGCTTCAACAACTTCAGTAGTTGATGTATCGACAATAGAACTAACACCTTGTGGTGCTAGGTGAAAGTCGGCAACACCTGCATATTCATACGTTGCTTTTAGTCGCTCTCTTGCTAGTTCTGATGAGTTTAACCAATCACCAGTTGAGTTTTGTATACCCGACTCAACAAGATTGACAAGTTGCTCATCACTAACAACTTCTTTATAACCGTGGGGTTTATCCATTAATTCTTCCCTCCGGTACCGGAATAGATAGGCTTAGCCTTTTCTAATTCCTTTACAGAGTAAGCGCCAGCTTTTGGCAACGGAGCCTGTGCTTTCTTAGGCTCTTTTTGTTTGTGTGTTTCTTCTATAAATCTAGACATGTTACCACTCCTGGGTTTACGCTCTATGTCGTTTTACTTTGCTTGCAACCTTTTTAGGTTGTCTGCTAAATTGTTTTCCTGCTTTTGTAGCTTTTCT